AGATATAGAATGAATCTCTTGACACTTTTGATTTACCACCATATTTTATGAAGTCATAATCACCCTTGTCAAAATGTGCTTTCATCGCACAATACATTAAGTATGCGTCTATTGGTTGCATTATAAAGGTAGTTTTGCTGATTTAGGTAAATAATTTAAATCTCTTGCGTTAGCTTCTATTTTTTCTTTTAAACTTTTAGTTATTAACTTTGCAACAGACACAGGTTCAATACCCATTTTCTCACAATAAATTGATATTGCATCAAGATGTGTACATCTTTTATCAAATGCAATCTTTTCTATTTCTAATGAAAATGTTTTAGGGGTGTGAACTGTATTTTCTGTCATAGTGTAGCATTATATAGGGTCTCACGGTAAATGTCAAGAAGCTTCAAGTTTTTCGTACCACTTCTTAGCTTCCTCATCAAAGTCATCAAGTCTTACATAACTTGATTCTCTAGGATGACCTACCATATTAACATCAACATCTTCCTCAATGCCGTCTAAGAAGTTACTTAATCCTATTCGTTCAATCATTTCTCCGCATCTTTCATGTTCCAAAGCATTATCTGCCCAGAAGTCTATTGTTTTTTCCGCTAGTTCTACTAGATATTCCCAATCTTCCTCAGTTTCTAATTTAACAAATGGTTTTATGACTGTACCCATAAGGTCACCAATCTTCAATGTTCTTTTACCACCCATTAATATTGTTGCACCTTTGTCATCACCTGGGTGTAATGCTTTTGGAACGACATTTAGACAATGCATACATCTTACACATGACTTGTTGTCTACATGTATTGCATCATCATCACCAATAGAAAGAGAATTAGTAGGGCATCTAGTGATGATATTATCAATCGCATATTTTCTTCCCTTTTCGTTTATAAATTTTTTCCATTCTTCTTGGTTTACTTTCATGTCATCACGCCATGTTCCTATGATAGACATATCTGCCCTTTCAATACTGTTCATACAATCGTTAGGACATCCTGAAACTTTAAATTTAAACTTGTATGGTAAAGCAGGTCTATGTACATCATCTGTAAAGTTATTAACTAAAAGTCTGTGCGCCTTATGTTCGTTTATGTTCGACATTTCACAGCGGCCTGCACCAACACATGACATAGCAGTTCTAACACATGGCCCTGCTCCACCCAAGTCAAATCCATAGTCATTTATTTCATCAAAAAAATGTTGTGTGTTCTCTGTGGTTGAACCGATAAACATTATGTTACCTGTCTGACCATGAAAAGTCACAAGGCCTGAACCATATTTTTCCCATGAATCTGCTAACTGTCTAAGTGAATCTGTTGTGTAATAATTGCCAGCAGGTGGTTGTACCCTAAGTGTATGAAACTCTTTTGATTCTGGGAACTGATTACCTACCTCTGAGAATCTAGGTATAATACCACCACCATATCCATAGACTGATACTGTACCACCTTTCCAATAACCTTTTCTTGTTTCATACGAATGTTCTAACTGACCTAACAGGTCATTAGTCATTTTGTTTATTCTTTCTTGTGGATGATGGTCTCTAAGTGTTTTGATACCTGAAATAAAAGAAGGCCATGGACCATTCTCTAGTTCATCTAACATAGGTGTTTCATGTCTAGTCATTTTCACATTAGACTGAAACTTTTTTATCTCTTCTTCTTTTACTGACATCTTTTAATCATCTTTGAATATTATATACAAAACCAACAATAAGCATGTAACTGCTAAACCATAATTTAGCACGCATAAAGCTGGCTCTAAGTCCTTTACTAACATTTCTTTTTACTCCTTTAAAAAGCCGCACTACTACCACACCCACAAGTTGATTTTGCATTTGGATTATTAATTATGAACATACTACCATTCAAAGGGTCTTCTTTATAATCTATAGTTGCGCCATGAAAATATACACCACTCATTGGGTCTATTAAAAGTTTTGTTCCATTCGTTTCGAACACATGGTCATCATCTTTTTGTTGGTCTAAAGTAAATCCATATTGAAAACCTGAGCATCCACCACCTTGTATAAAACAACGAACATTTAACCCTGGGTCTTCACTTGCCAAAATGACCTTTGCTTGATTTGCTGCACTCTCTGTAAATGTTACTTGCATGTTTCGTACCACTCCTCTACTGTTTTTTCTAATAATGGTATGTATTCTCTCTTATCTTTAATAAACTCTTGTACAGTACCATTCTCCGTTACTACCAAAATCACTATTTGATTAATAGGATTACCTGTTAATTCTTCAAACATCTCAGCATATGCTGCAGTTTGAATGTAATAATTTTCATTGTAGGAATCATTTCTTTCTTTCGTAGATGTTTTAAAGTCTACGATTGATAACTCTCCTCTATAGTTTGCTATCAAATCTGTTCTTCCTGCTATCTTATATTTATCAGAATATAATACTAACTCTTGTCCAATAACCTGATTTATATTGTCAAATGTCTCTTTTTTTAACTCACTAAACAGACAATATGGTAAAAAATCTTTCTTGTGTTTTTCCATATCTAAACCATTTAGATAATCTTCACACATTTTGTGCACCTTTGAACCTCTTACAGCTGCTTTATTTGCTATGTGTGTGGCCACATCACCACCGACTTTTTTACGCCATCTCATTATACCTTCTTTATTTCTTGGTGATAATACTGTGGTGATAGATGGGTATTGATTACCCTCAGGTGTTATATAAAATCTTTTTTTATCTATTGTTTTTGCTTCTAATGAAGGCCAATAGTATGGGGTGTCATTTACAATGACCTCTACTTGTTTTGTCATAATTTATACTTGATGCCACTCTTTACTTTCAAATAATAATGATTCTGCTTGGCGTCTTCTGATTAAACCATCTAAGGTTTTACCACCTGCTTTATTCCACCTTCTCATTTCGAAAGGAACAGATTCATATTCTCCATTATTTAATTTTTTCAACATGGTTGAACTTCTTAAATTACCTGGGCCTAAATTAAATGTCCATGCAACTAATGCGTCAAATTGACTTTGGTCTAAATCAACCTTTACACTATCTTGCACATACTCTTCAAATTTAAAGATATCTCCTCTTAATAATTTTTCAGCTTCCTCTTGTGTGCAAACATCACCTTCTTTTACACCTGCAGTATGACCATAACCTATAGTCCACACTCCTGCAGAACATTTGTATGCTTCTAGTTTACAACCCTCAAATTTTTTGATGAGAGATAATCCCTCTAAACTAATTTTCATTTATAAGTCTACGCCTATACCTAGTTTGGTTTTTTCTATGAGATAATTTCTTACGAACCCAGACCTTACAATATCTGGTATCTCAAACTCTACACAAGTAAACTCATCCATGTTTTGTAACACTCTTAAAAAATCATGTAATCCATTTCTTTCATTTGTTTTTGTTAAATCTGTTTGACTAAAGTCACCACAGAAAAATATTTTAGAATCTTGTCCTACTCTTGTAACGATAGTATCTAATTCATGAAAGTTTAAGTTTTGGCATTCATCAACTATGATGATTGAATTATCAAAAGTTAAACCTCTTAAAAATGATGTTGATAAAAAATAAAGGCTTCCTTGTCTTTTTAGTGCATCATACAAACCTTTAAATGCATCTTCATTAGGTTGTTTGAACATAAACTGTACCATGTTTTGATATGGCACTTGATATAGTGCTGCTTTATCTTCTTCATCACCTGGTAAAAAACCAATCTCTCTTGTAGGTATAAGTGAACGAACAATAACAACTCTATCGAAGTTTGTTCCATTTCTTAAAACATCTTGTAGTGCTTGATACAAAGTAATAAATGTTTTACCTGTACCAGCACATCCAAAGAAAAACCCATTCTTACCTTGTTTATAACTTTCAAATACTAACTTTTGATTATCTGTTATAGGTTCTATCTTTACTAAATCACCAGATGTAACTTCTTTCTTTTTTGACATAAATCTATTTATCCTCTAAATTTTTTTCCAACTCTCATTAAACATACACATTCTAGTGCTTGTTTTATTTACAGGTATTTTCTCTTTATCTTTTTCTACAACTTTGTGAACTTCGTATAAAAACTGTAAGTTAAACAATTCAATTACTTTACCTGTCACAACTCTTTCAAACTCAGGCTCAGAATGTTCAATCATATCGCCTATTGATGGTTTTGTCATAAATTATTCCTAATAAGGTAGAGACCCATCAATCCTTGATAGGTCTCCTGTGTATAGTCTATTTGTATTTTGGCTATCACATAGCTATTTATCTAAATTGTATTTTTTTACCACTTTATCTTTCCTTTGGTCAGCAATAGATTTTCTACTGAACCTATCTGCAATAGGTGTATTTGGATGAGCATCTCCTATTTTTGAAAATACTTCTTTCATTCCACCATCCATTTTTTTAACAATATGGTCTCCTACAAAATTAGGAGCTGTTAATACAGGTTTTAAATTAGGGTTGTCTTTTAGATATTGTCCTTTCTCAGATATCTTCATCAACTTATCAAATACTTCACCTGTCTCTTTATCTTCAAATGTATATGTAGGCATTATGTATACCACTCTGGTTTTATTCTATTCTTCCAATTAGCAAATCCATTTTTGTAATTTATATAATAATTTTTATAACCTTGTATTGGGTTATTA